AATGATAAATCTTTGAAAAAAATTATCAGGAGTACACATTAAAATAACCCCTTGCTCGATGCTCGTCCCGTGCATCTGGTCATGTGCTGTAGCATATGCCGCCATTTGTAGTTTATAATCAGTTATATACTCATCTCTCTTAGGTTTATTACTAGTCTTAAAATCTATGATACTATCTCTCCCCTGATATACCCCTACAGCGTCCGTAGCACCAGCGTAGCGACCTTCGCTGAACAATGTGACCTCAGACCCCCACAACTCAGTTAAATCCACAAATCCTTTGTCTATGATTGTCTTAGCCATAGCTCTCGCTACTTGCCCCAACTCAGTTAAATCTAGTAACCCTTTGCCGTCTATATAATACTCTAAATAAGTGTGCATTGCCGTGCCTCTCTTTGCGGCATCATTTTTTATATACTCTGCCTTATTTTCGCCAACTCTTTGCCTCCATTCAGCCAACTTCTGTTTCTTTTCTTCAGGCATAGTGGCTTGTAGTATTGTTGTGACACTTGGTAATTTTGCTTTACCTATATTATACAATCTCTCCCCACTCGAAGATGACCTTGAGCAAGGAGGATACGTATAAAGTTTATTCCAATTAATATTATTTACCAATTTGTTCTCTAAGAGTTTCTATTTCTTTTTTATTAGCTATAACAATATCCATTAGTTTATTAGATTGCTCTAGTAAACAATTCATACGTTGTAATCTAGAAAGGTTATCTAATTTATTAGCGGCAACATTTCCTGTTATGCTCTCTACTGCTTGTTGTATTATTGACATATTACTTCTCCTGTATTTGTTATTAATAATCCTATATTATCAAGTAAATAAATTGTTGTCAAGTTATTTTACCAATAATTCTTATGTTTTTCTAATTCTTTTATTGATTTTTTAAGAACCTCATACACTTCTGCAGAAGATTTAGAATCAGACTTCATATGATTATATCTTGCTTTAACCAAAGAAAAATTTTCTGGGTTATTGTTTGTTCTATCTCCATCAATGTGATCAACATGTGTGTCATTGCTTTTTACATTGATGATCTCACCTGATAATTTACAACGAACATAAGGAGTCATAATAGGTTTACCATCATCGTAAAAATCTAATTCTCCTGTCCATTGATTAACTGCCTGCTCTGGATTATTTTCTTTGGTCATACCATTTTTAGTTAGCTTAGGCCATATACGATTAAGGCAATCAAGTAACTTTGTTGTTTTATTTTTTAGTCCCATTCTATTTTTCCTTTCATTTGATCTTGATGGCCCATATAAAAAAGCTCTTCCAACTTTTCTAAGTTTTGAGAATTTTTCCACATAGGGAGTTTTTGGTTTTCCTTTTTCATAAACATATCTCCATACTTTTCTCCATTCACGTCTGCCTTCTCTACTTTTTATTTTTTCAGCAGCTCCTTCAGTTAAATGATAATGAACCGTAGATTTACCACAGTTTAATAACTTAGCTATTTCCCTGTAGCTCATAGTACCTTTAAGGGGAACTATTTTTTCTTTTAATTGACGGTTAAGAGAAGTTGTGCTTCTCATTTATTACCTTTCTTTTTCTTAACGGGTGATATTTTCCAACGGCTCTTAGCTGTACGCCATCCTTTTTTAGAAACATCCCAATATCTTTTACATAAGTTTCCTGTGCTCTTAGCTGTAAATTCATATTGCATATCTGAATTTGAATCATAAGGCCGTTTAACTTTTTTACCATCCGATTTTGAATAGTAACTTATTGTGTGCATGTTTGTCATTTTTTCCTTTCTATGTTATTGTTTATATTAAACCACTCTCTCTCATCTTTCTAACTTTATCATCTATTTGTTTTGCTAACATAACATTGTCTTCTCTAAGCATATGTACTTCTTCTGTCAGCTTCTCGATATGCTTATGTAGATACTCGTTCCTCGTCTCTAAAACCCTGATGATCTCCTCTAGATCATTTGGCCCTTTAGGCATAGGTACATCTGCATTCCTGTACTCTTCTTCTGTAGTCATTGGTTTCATTTGTCTCCTTTTGTTTCTAATACACTTTGTACTTTTCTATAAATATATTCAGGACTATAACCAGCTAGTTCACAAGTATATTTAAAATCTGTATTTTTTAAATTAACCCATTTCTTAGCTTCATATTTATCTGTTTGTGTTTGTAAACTTCTATAGTCTCCATAGATAAAATCATACACAGACTGTGCTAATACTGCTTGCCAAAGTCTTTGTTCCGGCAATTTGTTTCTATCTTCATAAGGTGCATTAGAATTTACAACAGAAGACTTAGTCATAGTACGCTTCCCCTAATTTTTCTTTATCTAACTTATATTTATCAGTTAACTTAATGGCTAAACCAAATTTACCTTTTTCTCTACATTTTTTAATTAAGTTTAATAACTGAAATGTAAAATCAGTTTTACTTTTAATCAGTTTTGCCTCCTTTAAAAAATAACTTTAGAAACTCGGTGTATGCTTTACCACCATTATATTCTTCAGGTTTGTTTTTAAAATGCTCTGTATTAGAAGCATTTAATAGATCGTTATCTACTGTTTTCTTTTTTCTCTCTTCATTCATTTGGCTTAGACTTTTTTGTTTCATTTTTTCCTTTCAGTTTATCATACGCATGTTTTTTAATATCTTTCTTTGTCTTCATAATAGTTATTGCATCTATACCGTTGTAAGCTTTGATAGCAGGACTCTGTGATACTGCTGCACCACCTATACTAGACAACAACAAAAGTTCACTGCAACTTGTTGTCATTATCAGCATCAGTAGGCATATCCACTTCATCTATTTCTCCTTTTGATTCACACATAGCGCATTGTGCCACAATTTCTTTCGGGATACCAACATCTTCGTTAGGTATCTTTACATATCCATTGCCGCTACATCTTGGGCAAATCATATTACTTTTTATCCTTACTATTTTCTGTTGTAGGCTCTAGTTTTAAATTAGCCAACATCGTTACTAGTTGTGCTGCTTCACCATAGGGTCTTAGCCATAAGTAAGTTAGCAATTCTTTTCTTTGTTCTACTGTTAGTTTAAACATATTATTTCTCCTTTATTTTACCGTTTAGTTTTTTTACTTCGTTATTGGTTAGTATTTCTATTGTCTTGCTTATAGAAACGTTGTTCGCACCTATATTGTCAGCCTTAACTTTTGATATTTTTATCAAATTGTTATATACTGCGTGTGATAGCGAAACATTTCTATATTTAGTTATATCAGTCATTTTCTTTCCTTCTGTTAAGAAGTAATATAGTTTGTTTAATAGGATTGTCAATGATAAAATTTTTATTAATTATGCAAATTTGTAGTTTGGTAGAGAAAGAATGTTTACCACCAATAAAAGATACAGATGTATATAGCACCTACTATGAATGTTCTACAGTGGGTTATTTACGTGCCTTAAAAATAATAGATGAGATAGGTGAAGATCTAGTTAACCAAGTTAAAATACAAGCACATTTTACCTGTAAACAAATTAACGAACTCTAGCTAGGGTTGTATAAAGTATATTTTAAAGTAAGCTCTTCGCCTGCTTTAATTTCTTTTGTAGTTTTTAAATGCCATTCATCTTCTAAATCTAATTTTTTACAATTAGGTTTTTCTGAATGATTTATAAATCCACCTAACGGAGTTCTTATTAAAAGATCACCATAAGAAAAATGTATCATACCAAGATCAATATTTTTAGGTATAGTCTGTGTTGCAAACAAGCCTAAACCCTCAATAGAGCTTGGTTTAATAGTAAGTGATTCTGGTAATGGTCTGTAATTCATCCGGGTTCATCTCCTTGGCAAACATAGCCTACAACTTTTTTATCTTTATATATGTGATACTCAATAGAAGAAAATAGTTTTTTCCTGTGGTTTTGTACAATTTTTACGTTACTATCAAACCAACCACTACAGCTTTGATGTATTTCAAAAGTATCTAATTTAATCTCTCCTTCTACAAGAAACATTAAACTTATAATAATAGGTTTCATTAATGCCCTTGGCCACGATTCTTTTTAGGCTTAGCTCTTTTAGGCCCCCATTTTTTTCTTATACAACCCTTTCTTCTTTTGTGGGTTCTTTTATAATAATTAGTTTCTCCGTATAAGGCTTTTTTCTTAGCCATCTAAGTCCATTCGTAATTTCATTTCTGAGTCTCTATCTACTTTCATATATTTTATAACGCCATTTACTTTTTGTACAACGTCTTCGCCACAGTTAATACATCTGTAAATATTATTATCAATGTTAATTAACATTGTTTTTTCTGTGCATTCTGGACAATCACCTGTAACTATTTCTGTAGTAAATTTTACCATCTTATTTTTCTAAAAACTCGTATCGTGTTTTACCTTCTTCATCTCTATATGCTTTCATAAATTGATTTTTATTATGCTCAGTAGAGTATGAACAATGGACCCATCCCGAGTTAGGGTCTCCATCTTTGTAGTACTCAAGTATCAATTGATTCATTTCCAAGTTATCTTTAATCCATAAAGCTAATTCTCTATTATCTACTCCCCATATTTCAAAGTCTGCTGCTGCTGATTTTTCTGCTGCACAATGTTCTGATGTAATTTTAGAACCTATTGCTAAACACAATTCTGCACACCTAAATCCACTTGATATAATAAGTGGAGCGTTAAAATTAGTTCTAATTGGTTGTAATATATTTACAGCAAGAGCTTTTAAGTTTTCTATTTGCTGTGGTGAGGGATTATTAGATATACCTTTCCTAGTCGCTACCTGGCTTTTAATCACTTCGTCAAGAGTAAAATTAGCTGAAAGTTTCATCATATTATTTTTTGGAACTACATCCACATCTTTTACCAAATATTTTGTCTATTAATTTTTTTAAAAATTTTTTCATTTGTAGTTCATTATACCTTGACTTATGTCGGTAAGTCCAGTTTCTCTATTAAGATATTTATATTCTATTTTGGATAAATCAAAGTCTTTACTTATCTTTTTGCATACATCATGCTCATCAAAATCACCGCATGAGTATATATCTAATTGAATTAAAGCAGGATTAACTTCATCCCATACATGCATAACAATGTGTGATGTTTCTATAACAGCCATGACAGTTAAACCTTTGTTGCCTTCCATGTTACAATATTTTGCATAAGGGCCAATAAATACTTTCATCTCTAAACTCTCTATTAATTCTTTCATCCACGATACTGCTTTCTCTTGACTTGTAATAGGTTTTTTTGATTCAGCACGGACGATTAAATGCTTATGAACCAATAGGTTTGTTTTCATTATTTCTATTGAGATAAAGGATTATTAGACTGTGCTTTAATTTCTTCTATTGTAAGTTAAA